AGGCAAAGGCGCCCACATAACTTTTGGTGTCGGGAAGCCAACAGACCCAACAAGCGACACTTTTGAAATAGAAGTTGGCCAAAGCCACCAACAATTTAAGTTTGCCTTTAAAGCAGATAACGTAAAAATTCTGCCAGGCGATTACGATGTACAAATTTCTTCAAAAAACATTGCCCATTTAAAAGGAACTGATGTAGAATACTGGATTATGGCAGATTCTAATCACTCACAATTTAACGGATAAAAATGAAAGATGATTTTCTATGGGTGGAAAAATATCGACCGCACACAATTGCTGACACAATATTGCCTCCTAATCTTCAGGCAACATTCCAGCAATTTGTAGACGACAAACAAATACCTAATTTATTACTTACTGGCCGCGCTGGCGTCGGTAAGACTACTGTTGCCCGTGCGATGCTTGATGAGCTCGGTAGTGATTATATTATTATTAACGGATCGATGCATGGAAACATTGATACGCTCAGGACAGACATCCTTAACTTTGCATCGACTGTTTCTTTTAGTGGTGGCCGCAAATATGTTATTTTGGATGAGGCAGATTATCTAAACCCCAACAGCACGCAGCCGGCTCTTCGCAATTTTATTGAGGCGTATAGCAAAAACTGTGGGTTCATTTTAACTTGCAATTTTAAAAACAAACTTGTTGATCCTTTGATCTCGAGAATGAGCGTTGTTGATTTTGTGGTGCAGAAGGCTGACAAGCCGCGGTTGGCTGCAAAATTCTACAAACGAATCGTTAGCATTCTCAATAAAGAGAATGTGACGTTTGATACAAAAGCAGTTGCGGCAATGATAGAGAAGCATTTTCCTGATTGGAGACGTGTCATCAATGAGCTTCAGAGATATTCCGCGACGGGTGCAATAGACACAGGCATCTTTGCTGATTTACAAGAAGATTCGTTCAAATTACTAACCGAGTATCTGAAAAATAAAGAATTTACCAATGTGCGCAAATGGGTAGGAGAGAACTCTGATATCGATGTTGCTGTATTTTTTCGTAAGTTCTACGATTATGCGCACACATTAATGGATTCACCTTCTGTTGCACAGTTGGTTTTAATATTAGCAAAGTACCAATACCAGGCAGCGTTTGTTGTCGATCAGGAGATCAATTTGGCTGCATGTCTAACAGAAATTATGGTGGAGTGCACATTTAAATGAAAACGATTATACACGTCAATCAAGCGCTTATAAGAAGTAACAGGAAAGTTAATTTAGAGGAGCGTGTTCCTGTATTGACCGTTAAAACATACAAGACGAACACCTATTGCGACAGCGTGGACATAAAGGGTCCAAGCCGTGTTGTATATTCACCCGACAAGCCACTGAGCTGTGGTGCGCGGGTATGGATAGAGACGGAGGGTGAAGTTGTTACACACACTGGTCTGGATACGTAATGACTTTGTATCTTATCCTGTCCGGTTTGTTGTTGAGTTGCTTGCTTGGGCTATTAGCATTGGGTGTGCAATTACGATGGCCGTTACGGTCCCTCATCCTCCACTTATTACTCTTTATCCTATATGGATTTCTGGCTGCGCTATGTATGCTTGGGCTGCTTTTACTAGGAGATCTTTTGGCATGTTGGGTAATTACCTCTTGCTCGTATGTATAGATTCTTTTGGTTTGTTTAGGATGCTGGCATGAACCCGTTTGATTTCGTCAATAGTATTAATTCTGTAGCGAAGAACGACATTATGGTCGATGAGGATACTGAAGCAGAGTATGTGCCATTCATCACAAATAGAGCGTTATCCTATTTTCCAGAAACTTTGTTACACGCCAATGAAATGAATCGGGCAGGCACCGATAATAAACGTCAATACCACTATTTGCTAAATAGCGTTCGACCAGCGAAACGGTTTGCAAAGTGGGTGAAGCGTGATAACATAGAGTTTATTAATATTGTTAAAGAATATTACAGCTATAACAACGAAAAAGCGATACAAGCGTTGACAATTCTCACGCCCGACCACCTACACTACATAAAACAAAAATTAGAACGTGGTGGTAATAATGATAAAACTAGAGACACTGGTTGAAGTTAAACTAAAAACAGACGAAGATTTTCTCAAGGTTAGAGAGACGCTCACACGGATAGGCATTTCTTCAAAAAAAGAAAAAACGCTCTTTCAATCTTGCCACATCCTACACAAGCAAGGCCAATACTACATTGTTCATTTCAAAGAGCTGTTTGGTCTTGATGGCAAGCCTTCCAATCTCTCAGAAGAAGATATTGCCCGGCGCAATACAATTGCCAATTTGATGTCCGAGTGGGGGCTTGTCGTGCTGGTCGATGCCAACAAAAGCAAAGAGCCTGTAGCACCAATGTCACTAATTAAAATCATTCCTTTTAAAGAAAAGCAAAATTGGGAATTGATTGCCAAATACAATATTGGCCGTAAACTTTAACGCGCTGGTCGACACACAGTTCGTGTGAGTTTCTCCTCTGCTGTGTGTAGTGGCAAAGTATCACTTTCTGCTGGCTCTAACACTGTAACAACTGTTTTTATTGATGTTTGTCTTTGACAATGCAATAAAGGGACATTGGGCTCATCCAAAGTGCTCATCCAGCCTGTTTCCCTTATTTCAACAATTTGTTTTTTCTCGAGAGATTGAAACTCCGAAATGTTGGTCGCATCTATTAAAGATTTTATCCGCTTTACTGGCACCGGTGTAGCTGGTTCTGCACAGAAGACCTGTGACGTTACCAATAGAGACAAAATGCCTAGCGCTAAAAATTTCATGACCTCTCCTTCGTTGTTGACTTATTATCAATCAAGGAGTATAATGAAGCCATGTTTAATTGGACTCTTACTGATGAATGTTATTGTTTTCGCAACAATGACAAAGAAATAGCTATTGGTATGTATGAGAATGGACAATTCCTTCTGTTACATGAAAATAAGACTATACTACACAGGAATGCTATGCAAGCATTTGTGCAATTACGTACTATTTATGACCCTATAATACCAACTCCTAAAACAATGTTGGTGTTTGATACGCCAAGCCGAACTATTGGCAATATGTCAAAATTTAACGATAACCCTATTCTAAAGCATATGCCACTGGAAGTTTTTCATGCCAACTTGCCTAGTTAAAACGTTTGAAGGTATAAATAAACAACAACTCCTAACTTCATGACATATTCTCTTAAAGTGCTAGACCACTATGAAAATCCCAGAAACGTGGGTAGTTTTTCTAATGGCGATGTTACCATTGGCACTGGCATTGTTGGTGCACCTGCTTGCGGTGATGTTATGAAGCTTCAAATCAAAGTAGAGGAGGGAATCATTGTTGATGCAAGATTTAAAACCTATGGATGCGGGTCAGCAATTGCCAGCTCCAGCCTTGTCACAGAATGGGTTAAAGGAAAAACGCTTGACCAAGCGGGAAAGATCACTAACTCACTTATTGCTGAAGAACTTGCCCTCCCACCGGTTAAAATACATTGTTCAATACTTGCAGAAGATGCTATAAAGGCCGCAATACGTGACTATCAAACTAAATGATACACATTACCGATTTAGCATACAAGAAAATAAAAAAACTTGTTACTGATCGTAATAAAGTAGGTATACGTATTGGGATTAAAACAACTGGATGCAGTGGACTAGCTTATGTGCTCGAATATGTTAACGAGTATAAGCACGAAGTCGGTGTAATCAATTATGGGCAAAAAGATTTTGTTGTTCTTGTGGATATGAAAAGCGAAATATATTTTAACAATATGACAGTGGATTGGGTTCGCAATGGACTCAATGAAGGCTTTAATTTTGTCAATCCGAATGAAAGAGACCGCTGTGGATGCGGAGAAAGTTTTAGGGTATGATAACAGTAACAGAATCAGCAAAAGCAAAAATATTTGATCTTCTTATCGAAGAAGGTAATCCCGATTTAAAATTAAGAACGTTTGTTCAAGGTGGCGGATGTTCTGGATTTAGTTATGGGTTTACTTTCGATGAGATACAAAACGAAGACGATTTTGAAATGCCTCTAGGAGAATCAAAAATATTGATAGACGCAATGAGTATGCAATATCTTCAAGGTGCAAGCATAGATTATGAAGAAGACCTGCAAGGATCACAATTCAAGATAACAAATCCCAATGCACAATCAACTTGTGGCTGTGGTAGCAGTTTTTCTGTATAAATAGATACGCAGCAATCCGGTGTGGGCTGTATAAACTAGAAGCCGGGTCCTGATGCCTTCGGGG